AAACGTTGGGGTCTAGATAAATTGGTAGGTATGGGACATACCGAACCAGGTGAGCAATCACCGAACGCCTGTGGAGATATCACTAACGGGGAGATGGCATATGACTTCTCTAGTTATGTATCGCGGAAGCAGGAAAAAAGACTGTCATTTGGACAGGAAGCTGCTACCCTTTCAGGGTAGTCAGTAGTTCACGTTGACACATTTTTTTTTGATGTTATAAAGACCATAGTGAATGGAGAATAAAATGATCGAACGCGAAGATATCCAAAATGAACTCGTGACCTTAGCACAATCAGAATTATGATTTCGATTCGTTTTAAAATCAGTCGACTCAAACGAGACATAATTGGCCGGAATTCAATAATCAAAGCACAAGCTCGTGTTTCAAGGTCCTTCAGGAGGGGTCAAGAATCGACATCCAGAAAATATTTTAGCATGGTTGCAGTTCTTTTTTCGTTTATGATGTCTTCTGGAGAAGCAAGTGCAAAAAACTAACCATAAACAAGTGATTCGAGATACAACGCGATCAATTGAAAAATTAATTGATCACAAAATACAATATTCTGCCTACCGCAAACTTGACCAACTCAACCCAAGTCCTGTGTCCGAGATCCTTCGAGTTTCAATGAACAGTATCATCGAAACAGTATATAAATGACGACTATCCTTGGGACAGTAGCTCAATTGGTAGAGCCGATCGCTCATAACGGTCTGGTTGTAGGTTCGAGCCCTACCTGTCCCACCAACTCACAGCTGAAGCAAATAGCAACTTTTTGAAGGAGTTAGGAATAATGAATTTCCATTGGCCCAGGACTGAAACGAATCGTCTCCGTCCTTGGTATCTAATCGCCTGGCTTTTTCCATGGTGAATTCTTTTTAAGAGTCTTATGGTTCTAACCACTTTCTCGATGATTCCTCTCGAAGGAGTAGACGAGGCCATTTCTTTTTGGAAGCAACACTAATCGGTTTTCACTCTGATTTCCGCGATGAACCCAGAAATAGATGTCAGTTTCACTTGGTAAAAATTCACGAGGGGGATGACACCTCCTTCTACGTGAACTAGGTTGGAAACACAAAGTATGAACGCTGTATTTTTTAAAATTCACGGAACATATAAAAATATCCCTGAAGAAGCAATTGGTCGGTGGGTATTCGAGCGGGCTTATACTGAAATCATGTTCCCAGAAACCCATTTTCTTACAAGTATTATCACCAACGAAATCAAGCATATTAATACTGGTAATAACAACGACCCCAGGATATAAAGCCCTTCTATCAAGGAGCTGTAGGAGAAAGCATGCGTAAAAATTTTGAACTTGGAGATTCCGTTCTCGTTAAACTGAAGGATGGTGAATACCATCCTTCACGCATCCACGGATTTACATGCTATGAAAATTCAATTTGGGTAATTTTACGAAATGAAAACCAACCGAGGTTGGTCAGCCCTGACCAGCTTTCTTGCAACTAAAGTCATCGACGGTTTGGTAGTTAGGGTCCACAGGATTCTTACTTGACATTTTCTGAAAATCTGTTAATCTGATAATCTGATTTACGTGGTTAGTCAAAAGGAAAGTCAGATGAAAATTTTCAGGAATATTCAGAACGGCAAGCTCTATACCATAGAGCGAGTTCTACCGGCTCGAATGACTGGCGCTTGGTACGAAGCTATTCCTTATCAGCACAACGATGAATTACGTCCGTGGCGTAAGAAGCTGTCGGAAAAACGTCGGGCCAAGATGTCAGAATTCATCGTTGTTGCGGAGAATTGAAATGACTGCACAGATCATTTATTTCCAGAAGTACAAGCAGAGCAAACAGTATCCTATCATACTGCCCGAATCGGAACGCCAGGAACTGATCGAAAACGGTTACGATCCCGATAACGCTGACGATGTACAAGCGTATTGGGATGATATCGACGAAGGGTGATCAATCAAATGCAACACGATTTAATGAATTGGCGAAGGAACCATCGGTTCGTATCTGAAAAGGACGGAAATTTCGTTTATTCTGGTGCTCCAAAAGGCGTTCACCAACATCCGAATTTTATCATGTGTGAACTACTGACTACCCTGAAAGGGTAGTAGACTTCTTGCGCGACTAGTTAAAACCGGCGATACCATTCTTTACACCAGTGCCGGGGAAAGAATACAAAGTTCGAGTGACCGGAAACTATGAAAACACGGTCATTGGTAAGCGTTGGCCGGCAGAATTACTTCAATAATTTTCTAAACGCTTTGAGTAGATCATTTTTGGTTTCTTGACCAACCAATTCAACGCCTTCTTTTAGGAGGCGTTGAATTTGATCAGCCTTTCCTAGATTTTTAAATTGTGTCACTAACGTCTTGATATGTGCGGGATGTTCATAACCGGTGTTCGACGTCTTTAAATATTCAAGATGGTTTTCGAGCCAACCGATATAATCAGTCTTCAATCCGACATGGCCTGATCTCCGAAAACGGTAGAACAGAGTTCCTTCCAACAAATTACACCGCCTACACATCACACCACGGACTTCTCCGGTTTCATGGTTATGGTCGACGTGTCGGTTGGTGTTGTCTGAATTGGAAAGATCCTCTCCACAAATTCCGCACTTGAAGCCTTGTTTCGTGAGTAGTTCATCGCGAATTTTTGCAATGTCTTTGTTTTTCAATTTTTTCATATTCTATAAAATAACGGGTAATGCCTTGAGTGACCCTTCTCCTGGCAAACCTTGACGGCTGTCCCCGAATTCATTTAAACAAAACGCCGACGACGGTTCTGAAGTAATTTAATTTTGTATTGAACGCCCCCGACGTAACACAAGTGGCTTGTTACCAATGGCGCTTCATTTCATTATTTAGTCTGGCATAAATATTAAACAACAAAACACCATCGGAGACCATTATGAGCGACATCAGGCTAAAGAATGCCCTTTCACAGATGAAAAATACCAGTACGGCCAGACAGCCAATCCGTAGACACCGATCAGAACAAGGAGAAGCTTGGTCAGTTGAATGCAAATTAGCTGAGGGATCAGACGGACATAGACTTCAAAATTACATGAAGGGAGAGCTTGAATTATACAATCAACTCGTAGAACATTTCAACCCAACTGCAAGAACGGCACCCGAAACATTTTCTGCATTTACCGAAAAGCACATTAATCTTCTAGGAATGTTATCTGAATACGGCGGTAACGTTCGAAAATTGAAGAAGGGGCACATTCCAAACGAATTCAAACAATTTGAATCAATTCTATTCGATGGTTCAATTACCGAAAGAATGAAAATTCTAATGGAGGCGGTGGTTGGTTCGTTTCCACTTACAAAATCTACCAAGAGATCAATGGCTCGTGAGGTTTTGAAATTCTATGTTGATCAAGCTAGAATTCGATCACAACGAGCACCAAAATCATTTGATCAAGAATTCAAAACTACACCAAAATCACTCACAGTCCAAACACCAATCAGCAAACGACATTTGCAGCTTCGACGCGATGAAGTTAAATTTACCTTCATCGAGGATCGGGATATGACACAGGTTAAAATTCCATACCTTTCTAATCCTATCCTTGTTTCTGGGGTTGATTTAACAGAGAAGCAATCTTGGAGTTTAATGATTGTCCACCAAATACCGAACCAAATGGTTCTTTCACATTCACCCTGGGTACTTGATTTCAGAGGAATCAAATCCGATTATCTAGTCGATTATCTAGACAACAGAAATGACCGTTCCGGAGTGTTTTGGCAAGCCAAAACAAATCGCTCCGGGCGCTAAGGAGATCTAATATGTTTTTTAAGAAAAAAGAAGTACCTACACCCGTTACAGAAAATATGAGCTTCAGTGAAGCGCTTCGGGCGCTTAAACACGGCCAAAAAGTTGCTCGAGTCGGTTGGAACGGCAAAGGAATGTTCATTTTCCTTGTTCCGGGATCAACTTTCAAAGTCAACCGTGCACCATTGCTAGGAATTTATGAAGAAGGCACCGAAATCAATTATCACGCACATATCGATATTAAGACCGTAGATGGACAAATCGTTCCTTGGTTGTGTTCACAAACTGATATGCTTGCTGAAGACTGGATGATTGTGAGTTAATTCTTTTTGACAGAGTCAATTCGACTATATAGTATCAGTTATCAAAACATAGTGGCCTTGGAATGGTGGTGAACCCACTGGCGGAAGGGATGCCTCGGCATCAGGAACGTCTATAAAACGCAGCCACCGCGGACCGCAATGAAAACGTCCAGGAAGAGGCACCTTCCGAACTGGGCCAGTCGGCGGAATATTTCACAGCACCAAAAGAATCTTATGGGTTGTGAATAAGTGGAGACATGAAATAGGACGCGGGTGGTGAAGCCATCTTTGAAAATGAAAAACCATTCATCTATAATCATAGGCAAATCAGGCATAGAAAAATCTCAGGTGAACAGAATACCGTAGGAAAACCGAGCACAGCTCGTAGGCAAATCAGGCAAAAAAGGAATGGATCATGCTCTGTCACACTGACAACATGAAATCATGCAAACTTCTGCAGGTATGGAATTTGCGTGATGCCGGTTTTGGTGAAAGCCACAAAAGCCGAGGCGATAAGCGGGTTCGGGAACCCCTCGTTTGTATAAACCTCGCATACCTTGACTAACGATGTACTATGCGGAAGTCTTTTGTCCCTATTCTAGCATTGCTAGAGGCGGGGGCAAAAGACCATACTCACCCAGCGGAAGATATAGTGTTTCGTCTTGATAAATTAAACTTTTTAATCAATCGTTTTATATGAGTAGAATATATGGGTCACGAAAGTGATCCCATAAGATCTCTAGATCTTAAACGATTTTTAATACGGTTGGGATCATTTTCTATTTTTTGCAGATACCAGTTTATCAAAGGCTTCAGCTAGGTTCAACCGATCTTCTCGGGAAAGTTGCCAGCCTTCATTCCACGTTACTCTACCATCAAGAGCCACTACCAACTGAGCAATTTCTTTCCGGAAAGCCGTTGCTTCATCATCGATTTTTTTGAGGAAACCGGTAATTCCCTCATCATCTAGGAGCAAAAGCTTCATTCGAAAAAATGTGAGGGGTCGAATTGAACTCCTTCTTCTCTCCATTCGTGTTTGCATTCTTGGTTTTCACAGACACAATCGTGATAGGTTGGCACACCGGTCTCGTTAAGTTTTCGAATGTGTGTACGAAGTGCATCAATTTCACTCTTTTCAAGCTCTCGAATGAACTCATTAATAAAATGTCGTTTAGTAACAACTGTATCTTCTGTTCTGATTTCTTTTATTGATTCACTAACCAAATCGAAATTCATATTCACCATTTTATTGAAACTTTGTCCGAAGGATCGAATTCTTTCTTCTTCTGGAACATCGTCACTGTTTATCAACTGTATGATTTTTGCTTGTTCAAATTGAGTTAATGCATTCTTTGTGCTTGTATTAAAGGTATGCGGTCTCAACGACAATGACAAATTTTCTCTAAGCTCTACCACATATTCATCATCTAGAAAATTAATATAATCAAACGAAGCTCGAATTGATCTTTCGAAAGAATTTTCAGTTCCGCATTTTGGGCAAGCAACTTCGAATTTCATTGTGTCACCTTCAGTTGCGTATCGAATTGCTAGCATAATCACTGTGACATCAGGAACTAATAACTGACCCGCATCCCCGATTATATTTGGGACACAGCTTTTCATAACGTCAATCATTCCTTGCCCGTTAAGAAGCGCATCTGGATTTTTTAACGCCAATTCATCTGCTGCAGTCATCGCTTTCACATCAACTTCACCATTTGCATTCACTTTGATGATTCCTTCTGGATAATAATTTCCTTTGGTGGGTAAAGGAGCAGAAATTTTCGTTTGGCGGAAATATCCTGTTAGTGGATTTTGTTCATTCATTTTGGGTCTCCGAAATCGGTAAATAAGAAAGAATACAATCTTATTTATGGATTTGAAAAATGGATGATGAGCTAAGGCGAGCACTTGAGGAAATGAGCCGGGCTTCTTCGCTTCACGCGAAAGTCGCAGAAGATCTCCTGGCTGAAATAAAAAAGTCTCCAGGTGCCGGTAAGAAAACCGACGACAAATCAACCAATAAATTTTCAAAGAAAGTTGAAACCGCAGCAGCGGCTGCAACTGATTTAGCAAAAAGTTTAGGAACTGGACATCAAGGATTCGGTGGTGCGTTGTCGCTTGCTGGTTCCGCCGTTATGGGGTTTGCAAAATTCTTAGGTCCAATTGGATTTGCGGCAACCGGTTTAGGTTTAGCATTTGCCTCTCTAACTGAATATGTTTTTGGTTCTGTTCATGCTTTGAATGACCTACGGGATGTTGGTATCGGTTTTGGCCAAGGAATGGGTGACCTTCGAGCAGCTGTTGCGTTATCTGGATTAGAATTTGACGATCTCGTTTCAGTTATGCACAATTTTTCAGGAGTGCTGACTAAACTCGGAACCGATGGTGGAATTCAATTTGCAAAAATGTCAGCTGATGTTCGAACTGCATTAATTCCTTTTGGTAATTTTGGTTTGACGGCTAAAGAGACTGCAACTTATCTAGGTGAATATTTAGAAATGCAGAGGGAAAGTAACCTTCTGGGTCAATTCACCTCTGCTCAACAATCCATGCGAGCAGCAGATTACATAAAATCGCTTGATGATATGACAATGATCTTGGGTAAAAGCAAACAAGAACTTCTTGAAAATTCGAAACAAATGAGCCGAAATACCAGGCTTCAAGCTGCAATGTCGAAGCTTTCAAGTGAAAATCAATTAATTTTCGCTGATAACACCAGAAAATTAGGTGCATTGTTTGGTCATATTCCCGGAATGGAAGAGGCCCTAGCTGATTTTGCAACTGGTATTTTCACTGGTGATATGTCTAGAAAGATTTTAGCAGGTGGTGGAGAACTCGCTAACCTTATGCAGGATATTGGTCGTGGTATGACTGATACCAACTTCAACCCGGTAGATTATGCAAAAGCAATGAACCGGGCCGGTGAATTACTTCGATCTGAATACGGCGCCCTCGCAGCAACTGGTCAAGTTGATTTCGCGACCGAACTGTTCAGACTTGGTATTGAGTTAGCTAAATTCAACGATAAGCTTACAAAAGGAAACAACCAGTGGTTAAATTCTATGAACTCGCTGTCAGACTTAATGACATCTTTGATGAAGCCGTTCCGTCAAATATTAGCATCGTTGTTGAATTTTGATTCACAGTCCATTCAAGCATTTTCTGAATCGTTCAATAAATGGATAGCCGCATTTTCGAAAGATACAAATAGTCTTGCGGTTGAAATCAACAGTATTCTAAAAGGATTCGGTGATTTCAACAATTTGGATTTTGGCGAAAGAATTTCAATAGCGTTTGATAAAATTGCTGATACAATGGGTCCCCACCTTTCACCAGTATTTGAAAGAGTTGGTGAAATGTTTATTGATGCAATGATTGCTGCATTATCAAAGATTCCAGTGGTTGGAAATGTTTTCCAAGGTGAACGTGAAGATTTCTATCAGAATTTACAAGAATCAAGAGACGGACTAATAACAAAGAACCTTTGGGAATCTATGACCAATATTAAAGACTATGTGGCTGAAAAAGAAGCTGAAGCTACTCGTGCAGGAAAATCTTACGATAAAGAAAAAGATAGAACGCCTCGTAGAATGATTGATGCGATGACAACCCGTCTTTCAGAAAACGATATGCAATCAAATACACTTCTTCAGAATATGGCAACTAAATTCAAAGATCAATTAGGTCAATATCGAACCGGAGGAATGGGTGATTTCGGAAGCGGAACCCCTGTTATGTTGCATGGCACTGAAGCAATTATTCCAACCGTCGGAAGAAAAGTGCCGGTTGATGTTTCGGTAAAAATTGATCCGATGAAATTAATTCCTGACAGCCCGTTTGACCAATTCGACGGACTGAATATGGCGAAAGATAAGACTGTTCGTGAACTGATTGATGTAACCAAAGAATTGCTAGAAATTAGCAAGCATCAAGTAGGAGTTACTTCAGCACAAACCAGAGAGCTAGGTAGACGTCTACAAAACGGACTAAATAGCTTAGACGGAAGTTTCGCTGCTTAAACCTTAAGGACAAAAATCGTGGCAACATGGAAACGACATTATAAGTTAGCAGATAAGACTGCTCGAATGAATCTCTATCGGAATCGTGAAGATGGTGAGTATTCACCAACCGGTTCTAGCAAAAATTACCGATCATTCTTGCCAGAAGTTTATGCTGGATTTCCGAACCGGCTTGATCGTTTCAGACAGTACGACATGATGGAGAATGATCCAGAAGTCAATGCTGCTTTGGATATCCTCACAGATTTTTGCACTCAGAATAATGATGACAATGACGGTAACCCGTTTAATATTGAATTTGGATCAGATACCCCTGATACAATTATTGAATCAATTCAATCAGCATTAGAGAATTGGGTTAAAATTAATCGTTTGGATCGTCGTATTTTTGATATCGTTCGATCAGCACTGAAATACGGTGACTACTTCTTTGTTCGTGACCCAGAAACATTTGAATTGTATCCTGCGAATCCTTATAAGATTGAAAAGGTCATTGTTGACGAATCAAAAGGAAAAGAAATTGAACAGTATTTCATCCGTGACCTTGAATTAAATCTACAAGCACAAGTGGCAACCGCTGCTGTCGAAACAACGAACAACTATTCAATTCCTGGAACAGCTGCGGTGACAAATATTACTGGTCATCAAGGAACACCGGGTGTTCAGACTTCATCGCAAATGGGAGGCTCGCAGGCTAGTCGATTTATTAATAGCACTCAATCTTTTGCAGTTAATGCCGAACACGTAGTTCACCTATCAATGAATTCCGGAGATGATCCGAACTGGCCTTTTGGAACTTCTGTCCTTGAACCGATTTATAAGACATTCAAACAGAAAGAACTATTAGAAGATTCGATTATCATTTATCGTATTCAACGCGCACCCGAACGTCGGGTTTTCAAAATTGATGTTGGTAACTTGCCTCATCAGAAAGCAATGGCGTTTGTGGAACGTATGAAAAACGAAATGCACCAAAGAAGAATCCCAACGCGCGATGGTTCTGGATCGAATAACTTCACCTTGATGGATACAGCATATAACCCAATGTGCCTTGATATGAATACGAAAATTCCGCTCCTCGATGGAAGAACTTTGACAATTTCAGAACTTGAAAAAGAACACAAAGAGGGTAAGCAGAACTGGGCTTATTCATGTGATCACATAACCGGAAAAATTGTTCCTGGGAAAATTACATGGGCCGGTAAAACTAGAATTGATGCAAAGGTATTGGAACTAACTCTGGATAATGGAAAAACTGTTATCTGTACCCCAGACCACAAATTGGTTTCCAGAGAGAACGGATTCGTTGAGGCACAGGATGTCAAAGTTAACGACAGTATGATGCCGTTTTATACTAGAGAAAAGTCAATAGGAAACGAAAAAGTAAAATATCAGCAAATCTATGACAATGCCGATAAGAAATGGAATTTTACACACAGGGTGGTAGGTGAATATCTTCGAAATACCGTCGTAAAAGAAAGTGTTTTTGATTCTAGGTTTGCTAATTATAAAAAGAACATAGTGCATCATTGTGATTTTAATTCGCTTAATAATGATCCGTCTAACCTACAATATATGTCACAATCGGACCATGTTCTTCTTCATACCGAAATAGCTAAAACCCACGGTTTTGGAAATAATCCAGAAGCAATACAAAAAGGAACTGATGCCGCTAAGGCAAAACTAGAGTGGCTAAAAGAAAATGACCAAAATTCTTATCAGGAGTTCGTGAACAAGCGAGCTAATTCTCAAAAGAAATGGAGAGAGTCTCTAACTGATGAAGAGTGGGGTATAATTGTTCAGAAGAGAAATGAATCAATTCAAAAATATAGGGATAATCATCCAGAATATATTGATCAGATTCTCCAAGCGGGCAGAAAGGGAAATTTGGCAATGCAAGAGCGAATGAAAAACTCTAAATTAGAAAAAGAACGCAGAGCTAAGATTTCAAAAGCTATAACTGAAAATTGGAAAAAACGGAAAGAAGAAAAGGAACTTTATAACCATAAAGTCGTAAAAATTAGAGAACTTCCTTCAAGGGATGTAGGAACTATTACAATTGATGGAAGGGAAGAATTTCATGCTTTCCATACGTTTGCGATTGACGCCGGAATTTTCATTAAGAACTCAATTCTTGAGGATTTTTATCTTCCTGTGACAGCGGATGGTCGTGGTTCAGATATCACAACTCTACCGGGAGGAGAATCGTTAGGTCAGATTGATGATTTGAGAAACTGGAATAATAAGCTTATTCGAGGATTGAAGATCCCAAGTTCATATTTGCCGTTTGGTCCTGATGATGGTACACAAACATTCAATGATGGACGAACTGGGCAAGTACTTGTTCAAGAAATACGATTTGCTAAGTATTGTCAGCGTTTACAGAGTAACTTCTCACCGACTTTTGATTCTGAATTCAAGAAATTCTTAGAGTTCAGAGGTTATAATATTGATATAAGTGATTTTGAATTACGATTCAATAGGCCAATGAATTTTGCTGAGTGGACAAAAATTGAAATGATGAACAGTTCAATTTCATTGTTCACACAAATGGTGGAGATGCCGTTTATCTCTAAACGTCTTGCTATGGAAGAATTCTTGCAATGGGATGAAGAAAAAATTGCAAGAAACGCAAGAATGTGGAGAGAAGAAAATCCATCCAAACTCAAAGGCCTTGCTGGTATGGTAGCGGATGATGATTTGCTAGATGGCGCGCCCGGATTACAATCAGTCGGTGTCGCGCCTGGAAATGATTTTGATATGGAACCGGACGAAGGTTCCGGTGATGAATTTGGAAACGAAGAAGGACTCTCGAGTCCGCTTGGAGGGTCCGAAGGGCCAGCGGAGGAAATTTAATATGAAGCACTCTGATATTATGGAAGCATCAGACATTTACGACCCCGAACTTGACCGTTCATATCGCAAGATGTCTGATACGAGAAAACCGAAAATTACTCTTCGTAACTTGAATCGTCTGCGCAAAATGAGAGAGGTAAAGAAAGCTGAACAGCAGAAAACTCTCTCGACTCTGGAAGTTCAATACAAGAAACCAGAAGCCGCCGGCGAATAATTTTACTGAATATTAAAGAAAAAATGCGAAAGTAGCACTTTTGGTGTTATTTGGTGTATCGCCATGCCTATTCTTCCTAAATATATTTGAAAAACCGTGTTTACTCAACCTTACGTAAGGAGTTATTCAAAATGAAAACAAAGAACATCAGTAAGCTCTATGAAGCTTTTGATGCATTCACAAATAAGGAGTTCGATGCTTCGTCTCAGAAGCTTCATGAATTCTTTGTTATGAATGCCAAAGAGGAGCTCAAGGAAACTTGGGATGCTCCAATGGAAGATGACAACGAAGATGAATTCTTCGGTGACGAAGTTGGTGGAGATGTGGGTGACAGTTTCGAAGACGATGTAACTGATTCCCCAGAAGACGACCTCGGCGCATCCATGGACGTAGACGTTGATACCGACGTTGACGACGACTCTGATGGTCCTGCATCTAAACAGGACGTTATGGACCTTGAAGATAAGATTGATGATCTTGTTAAGATGTTCAAAGACGAAGCAGAATTCGACTTTGATGACGAAGAAGGAGAAGGCGACGATTTTGGTTCAGATGATGACGACGTTGATGGTGATGAAGACGGAAGCTTTGGCGACGACGAAGAAGAACTTGAATTAGACGAATCCGAAGAAAAAGACGATGACGACGAGGATGACGATAAGGATGAAGTTGACGAAGGCGTTAGTTATTCCGAAACCGGAAGCGTTAAGTCTGGCGACAATGGCGCGAATGCAAAATCCCCTCATCCAAAGCAGAACAAAGGTGGAAAGATCGAAGGTGGAATGGGCAAGACTGCTAAGGAAGAAACAGGTCGTGCAGCTCCTTCAGTAAAAGACGAAGTCCAAACAAAGGACGGAAACCAGGGTTCCGGTAAAGAACGCCAGAAGAAGGTTCCCGACAGCGACAAGGCGTCTAAGACACCATCAAAAGACGACAACGTCAAGTCCCCAATGAATAAGGTTTAATTACCATGAACAAACCGCTCCTTCAAGAAGTACTTTCTCAGCAACAAGCGAAGCTTGTCGTTGAAGCTGACCAGAATGATTCTGGTGAGAAGAGGTACCATATGGAGGGAATTTTTATCCAGGGTAACCAAAAAAATCATAATGGTAGGGTTTATCCAAACGGTGAAATTTCAGCCGCGGTTACAGACATCCAAGCTAAGATTGATAGCGGTTTTTCGGTTACTGGTGAGTTGGATCATCCGGATTCACTCACCATTAATCTCGACCGGATTAGCCATGTAATTGATCGTATGTGGATGAACGGGGACAACGGCATGGGCCGTTTAACTATTCTTCCTACCCCGTGTGGTCAGATTGCGGAAGCACTTCTAAAAAGTGGAGTGAAGCTTGGTGTCAGTTCAAGGGGATCAGGAAATGTAAACGAAGCAACTGGATCAGTTTCAGACTTTGAAATTATCACAGTTGACCTCGTTATGCAGCCGTCGGCTCCGGATGCCTACCCGACACCAATCTACGAAAGTATTTTCGGTAGTCGAACGGGGCGGCAAACCCTAGACGTATTCGAGGCAAATAGTGATGGAGATCGCATTGCTGCAAAATACGTTAAGTCACAAATGACTGAATTTATCAAATCACTCAATGGTAGGAGACCTTGAAATGGCAGATTTAAAGAAAAAACTAAAAGAGGGTAATCTTCCTGAAGAAATTCAGGTTGAAATCCTCGAAACTTGGGAAGCAGAACGCACTGCCGACCGAGAGCAAATCACTGCCGACCTACGTGAAGAGTTTGCGGCCAAGTACGAACGCGACCGTGAGCAGACTGTTACAGCAATGAACGAAATGATTCAAGACGTGATTGCTGAAGAAACCAAAAGCATTAAAGAAGAGCGAGCGGCTCTTGCTAAAGATCGTGTCAAGATGAAGGAGAACATTCAGAAGTTTGCTGAATTTGCTATCCGTAAGCTTGGTGCAGAAATGGTTGAACTTCACGAAGATCGTAAAGCTCTCGAAAAGAACATGGTTCTTTTCAAAGAGTTCTTCCTACGTCAAGTAGGACAGGAACTCACTGAATTCCGTGGTGAAACTAAAGCATTGGCTGAGGCTCGTGTTAAGGTTCTAAGCGAAGGACGTGAAAAAATTAAGGAAGCAAAAGCTGAATTCGTTAAGCGTGCTTCCGAAGCTGCAGCAAAATGGATTGCTACAGAAACTAAAAGAGAATTCGGAGAGTTCCGTAAGGAAATCAATGAAGCTCGCAAGATTAGGTTCGGACAGAAAATCTTTGAGTCGGTGGCTGAAGAATTCCGTGCTTATTTCTACAACGAAGACGCACACATCAAGCAATTGTCAGATGCAATTGCAGAACGTGAGCAAAAACTCGAGGAAGCGAATAAGTCTCTCGAGGCAAAAGAACAGGCAATTCAGGAAGCTCAAAAGGCCGCCCGCGTTGCTAACGACCGTATTATCCGAGAGAGTAAGATCAATTCGTCTCTCGGCCATCTCCCACGCGACAAGCGTCAAGTGATGATGGAACTTCTTGAGGACGTTCAGACTTCCAAATTGGATGAATCAATCAAGAAATATTTGCCAATGGTACTGAAAGAACAGAGTTCAGTTTCTACTCGTGAGAAAAAGGTACTCTCAGAAGCAGACCGGAAAGCAGCAAAAAAGATCGTCACTGGCGATCGCACCGAGAATGTCCTAGCAGAAGCAACTGAAGTGGCCGAAGCAGAAGACGAAATTGATCGCATCGTATTCCTAGGAACACGTTCCTAATCGATAAGGAGAAAAAAGAAAATGAGTATGCTACTTGAAAATAAAAAGTGGGGAATCGTTAAAGAGAAGTTGACTGAAGGCCTAACAGGCAAGAAGAAAGAAACTCTTGGCGTCGTCCTCGAAAACCAGCGTCGTTGGCTTACAGAAGCTGCAACGTCTGGCGCAACCACAGCAGGTAATATTGCAGCGTTGAACAAGGTTATCCTTCCAGTCATTCGCCGTGTTATGCCAACTGTTATTGCAAACGAAATCATCGGTGTTCAGCCAATGACTGGCCCAGTTGGTCAGATTCACACACTTCGTATTCAGTATGCTGATACGGTTCCTGCTGCAGGTACCGGTGCAGTTGCAGGCGACGAAGCTCTTAGCCCGTTCAACATCGAACGTCATTACTCCGGTAATGAAGATCCTTCCGCTCCTTCCTCAGCTAAGACAGCTGCACTCGAAGGCCGTATGGGTAACAGAATGAACATCCGTGTCTTGAAGGAAACTGTGGAAGCAGAATCCCGTAGACTTTCCGCAACCTGGACCATCGAATCCATGCAGGACGCACAGTCCCAGCACGGTATCGATATTGAAGCAGAAATCATGGCAGCACTTGCTCAGGAAATCACTGCTGAAATTGACCAGGAAATTTTGAACAACCTTCGTACCTTGGCAGGTACCGCAACAGCTACTTTCGACCAGTCAGCTGTTTCAGGTGTGGCAACCTCAGTCGTTGATGAGCATGCAGCTTTGGCTGTTCTTATCAACCAGCAGGCAAACCGTATCTCACAGCGTACTCGCCGTGGTGCAGGTAACTGGTGTGTGGTTAACCCACTAGTCGTGACTGTTCTTCAGTCCGCAGGTGCATCCGCATTCGCGCGTACCACCGAAGGAACTTTCGAAGCACCAACCAACACCAAGTTCATTGGAACCTTGAACGGTTCAATGAGAGTTTATGTTGACACTTACGCAGGTGACAACATCGACGTTCTCGTTGGTTATAAGGGAACAACGGAATCTGACGCAGCAGCATTCTACTGCCCGTACATTCCTTTGATGAGCTCCGGTTCCGTTATGGACCCTAACACAGGCGAGATGGTAACAACCTTCTTGACACGCTACGGCTACCTGGAGCTTAAGGACCAAGCATCGTCCCTTGGCAACGCGGCGGATTACCTTGGTAAGGTTGCGGTTTCTAACTTGCGCTTCTATTAAGTTAGGCGCTCGTTAAGAGCAAAGAAAGAAAAGCCCGGGCAGAAATGCTCGGGCTTTTCCATGTTCAGAATATCAATCCTAGAACTCAAGGACTATAAATAAAAGAAACAAAGGAGAAACCATGAAAGAGTTCTATGTTTACGCATTACTTGATACACGCTATCCGCACAAACCGGTATTCTATATCGGAAAGGGTAAGGGATTGAGGGCTAATAGCCATGCTTTAGAAAGTCAACAACGGTTTCACAAGAACACGATGAAGATAAACAAAGTTAAAGCCATTCAAAACGCCGGTCACGAACATGAAGTTTTCTATATTAAGAATGACATGAGTGAAAAGGATGCGCACAAACTCGAAGTGGATTTGATCGCATTTTACGGACGAATCGATATCGGTACTGGATCACTTACAAACATGACCGACGGCGGCGACGGTCAGTCTGGTCGTAAATGGACCGATGAACAGCGAAAGAGATTTTCCGAAAAGAAGAAGCAGCTATGCCAAGATCCCGAACATAAACGACGTGCTTCAGAAGCACAGAAGAAACGCTATGCTAAACCTGGGGCGCATGAGAAAATGCAAGAAGCAGCAAAGAACAGACCTAAAACCGAGAAATATCTAAAGGCTATGAAGAAAGCTGGAGAGAAAAGAAGAGGTATGAAAATTCCCGGACATTCGAAAAGACAATCAGAGTCGATGAAGAGAGTTTGGACTGAAAGAAAACGTAAAACCGAACAGAATATTTGACAATTCGGAGATAAGAAAGCGATTCCTAGTCCCATGGAGGAAAATATGCCATCGCCTAAGTACGATACTATCGAACCCACTGAAAATCAAAAATGTTCTTTTGGGTGTGATCAACCAGCTAATTTCATTTTTACGAACACCCAGCGACTTTGTTGCTCGAAGACCCCATCAGGTTGTTCCGGTCATCAGCAGAAGAAGAGACAGGTCTATCGTGCCAAAACAGGATATGATAACCCTGCTCAGAATCCAGAAGTCCGGAAGAAGATGGAAAAGACCTGCACCGAAAGATTCGGTGTTCCCTTCCCCGGCCAAGCCGAAGAAGTGAAAAAGAAAGCCAAAGAAAACGCCATCCAAAAATATGGTGTCGACCATCACATGAAAGATCCGGAGATCAAACAACGACATCGTGATGCAACACTGGCGAAAGGAGGGTTCACCTTCCAGCGCGACGAGTCAAAGCAAAAGGCACGACAAACGACACTCGAACGATACGGACACGAAAACTATTTCGGTTCTGATGAAGGCAAGGAACGTGTCAAATCTATCATGCAGGAGAAGTATGGTGTTGACCATCCATCCCAATTACCAGATTTTTTAGAAAAGAGAGAACAAGTTTATTTAGGGAGACGAGATCTTTGAAATGCATGGTCCCGTCATCGTCTTGGCAAAGATATTCAGCGGGCCAGCCATCGAGCAGGATTTCATCACCAGGAAGAATGCTCATTACGGTTTTCATTACTTTAATCTCCTTCTCCTCAATGTCTAAGTATGATAACATCAAGATGAACAAAACCAAGCATTTTTCTTTCAACGTACCACACTTAATTGCTGATTTTTCTGAAATGTATGTTCTTGAAATTCTTACTAAAATATACGAGTTTATGCCAGTTCTTCTTCGCGTTGCCACTCCACACGACTGAACCCACCTTCTTTAATAACTGAAAGAACATTTGAGCACCGAGAAATCAATTCCTCACGGTGAGACACGATGAACACATTCTTGGATCGTTCTCGCCCCATAGATTTTAGCGTTTTCAAAGCAGACTCGATACCAGCTGAATCAATTCCGTTGTCTAGTACTTCGTCAATAAACAAAAGGTTGATTGGTTGATTGAGGCTTTCCCAAACATCACGGAACGCAAATGTCAGACCAAGTGTCAGGCGAGCTCGCTCTCCTCTAGATAATGAAGCAAAATCGTAATCGTTACCAAGTAGCGTAATTTCAGTACTCAAATCGTTTTGAAACTCGACCTCATGTTGAAGTCCGAGTTTCTCAAGATACAGGCTTAATCTCGCATTCAGATAACTGATGTTCTGATTGATGATTCTTTTTCGTACGCTGGAATCTTTAGATGTGAGTAGCTTGTATAGGAATTCTTGGTGATCTCGCAATTGCAGAAGGTCGTCACGTAATTCATAGTTAATTTCCTGAATAGGAGCATCCGGCTGCGATGTGAGCTGCTCAAGATAAGGATTTTCATTTTTCTTTTCGTTTCTGAGATTATCCTTCAGAGATTTCAGCGTGCTTTTGTGTTTATATGCGTCCTTGATGTCATCGTAGAAGACTTCTGGTTTGGGACCGAGATCGAATTCGTTCTTTTCGAGATCTTTTAATCGAGCTTGGACTTGGTCAAGATCCGATTGCTCGGTATTTTTTTGGTTTTGGTAAAATTTAATTTTCTCTTCGATACTAGAAAGAACATCCGAATGCTTTTGGTTATGGACATCCTGTCCGCAAGTAGGGCACCTGTTAGCTTTTGCAGAACTTAGGTCATGCTGCAAGTCCTTCAACCGATTTTCTGCTTGTTGGATTGCGCGTTCGTGTCTTCCGCGTTCAACATTCGTACGTTCCAAATCAGCCAGGATTTTATCCTGTTCGGCTTTCTTCTTAATCCAATCAGATAGATCTTCTTGGTTTTTGATTTCTTGATTGATGTTGATATTTGAAAGCTCGTTGATTGCGGTCTCTAGCTCAGATATGGACATGTCGTGATCGAGCTGCCATTTATTCGATCGCGCGGTTAAATCTTCCACAGTCTTTTCGTGATTGCGAATGATTCGAGCGTTCGTTTCCTGAAGAGTCGTGATCTTGAATTCTTCTTTATCCAACTGGGTTTTAGTCTCTCGAAGCATTTCTTTCAAACTCGAGGCTTTTTCAGACAGCTGAGTAATCCCTAATAACTCTTCAATCAATTCTCGCTGTTTCCCAGACCCCAACGCTGGGAATGGTTCGACGTAGGTAGAAAGAAGTGTGGATTGATTGAACATATCCGGTGTAATACCAAGAACTCGATTAATCTCGAGCTGGGTATTTGCCATTTCTCCCTGACCTTCATCACCGCCTTGCTCATTTACGAGATTATCATCAACATAAAATTCTAATCGTTCCGGCTTTCGGAATCGTTTGATGGTATAGGTATTGTTTCCTTTGGTAAACCGCAGAATAACTTCTAGATTCTTTTCATTTGTTTTGTTTACTAGATTAGGTTTTTTAATTTTGTTACCGACTGCCATACCAAAAAGAGCAAAGTGAATTGCCATTAGAATGCTAGATTTTCCAACGCCATTTCTTTCACCGGAGTCTTCTCCCTTGTCCATATTCTCACCAAGAACCAGAGTTAACGGATCTCGATTTAAAGGAATCACTTCTGTTACATTTCCAAAACTCATAAAATTTCGGATTGACAGTTCTTCAAACTCAATCATTTTTGGATCCTATTAAAGCGCTTGGTAAATTGAAATTAGGAGATTTGAATCGAAAACCTTTGAATCGACCGTTTGTAATTGTCCGATGACAACCGAATCAACCGATTCGAAATCTGCTTCCTCGGAATCGATTTCAAGTACTTCTTCACTTCTCTTCTTTGGTAAGAAGGTAAATTCTCGAAGGTCATATAGCGATGATAAAGTCTCGCGAATGAAATTTGCGTCATCGAAATTAATATCCACGTCTAATGTCGCTCGAATGTAGGTTTTATCTCCTAAGAAATAATCAGGATTGTCCAAGAGATCTGAAACTCTTGCGTATC